AGGGCTCATACGCATCCTCCAGTTCATCCGCCAACGACCAATAAATGTTCTTCGCCCCCTCCGTTACCGCATTCTCGGCATTCCACTCACATACCCGTACACACCGGTCACGCTCATCCCACATCGCCCCGTGGCGCGCGAACAGCACCACCTCACGCAATACCGACTCAGGCACTAAATACTTATCATCTAGTTGGTATTTAGCTAATATCTCATCCATCTTTGCATAGCTAAACCTGTTGGCAGGATCGCGCTCCGCGCTCCGCGCGGCAAAAACAGCTACCAACCGCTCCGCTTCCGTCTGCTTAGTCATCTCAGTTCTCCTCCAATTGATCAATAATCTCGTTCTCGTAATACTCCCGCAGCCGCCGGTTTTTCCTAAGCTCCTCCTCAGCCTCCCGCCAGACCGTTAAATCGGGCCGTAGGACGCAAAACGCGATCTCGGTATACCCAAAGTAGTCCGCACCCGTCGAAGCCGCCCAGCGGTCATATGAACCCCTGTGCTCAATAAAATACAAAACACCAAGCCAACAAGGCTGCTCATCCCACTCGGATTTAATTAAATATTGGTACTTTGCTATCGGTTGATGGTTCAATGTTGTCGTTTCCATATCAACGGTCCTCGAATAATTCGATGACTGTGCCGATGAGAACGGCGAAAAGACCGAGGAACGCGGACCAGAATAACAACCCAAGCGGCACAATAAAGAGCCAAAATACCCAATCCATACGCTATCCTTTCTCAAAGTGTGGGTGAATTACTGCTGTTTGCTGCTGTACTGACGGTACTATAGGCTACTTTTTTCTGGGAATCAACACAAATTTCTAGATTCAAAAGTTATAGAAACGGGTTTTTATATGCTTTTTGAGGGTTCCCTATAGAACTTTTTTGGGGTCAATGAAAAAAATAAATTTTTTTTGTAGAATTTGGCGTAATAGACGTAATGCCGTAATAAGTCAGTGTTTATGCGGTGTTTGAGCTAGTCGTTGAACAGACGTTTATATTATGGAAACGTAAGAAAAACGAAAAATACAGGGGAGATCCGCGAGAAAGTTTTTTTGAATCCAAAAACTTACACTACCCCAAAAAAGTTCTATAGGGCCACTTGGTTAATCCCGTCCCCGGTTGTTCCTTGACTACCTATGTTTCACTATGTAGTATGTGTTTGGCTAGTTGATGGAGTTAATATGATGTTTGAGATTGATCGCGGAATTGATATACCGGGGAGCCGGACTAGGTATCCGTTTATGGAAATGGAGCCGGGGGATAGCATCCTGTTTCAGGATGCTAAGAAGGCCGTCTCAGCGCGCGTAGCGGCCGTTAGGTATGCTGGTAAGCAGGAACCCCCTTGGGGATTCACCCTGAGGCGCGTAGAGGGCGGCTGGAGGCTTTGGAGGACTATCTGAGATGACTAAGCGCGATGTTTGGAATGTACCGCCTGTGATCCCGAATAAGGCCGCTAAACGGATGGCGGCTGATGTAGGGAAGTTGAAGACCAAGGGCAAGCGGGTGATGACGGCCAAGCATTGGAAGTTCGTCACTGAGTATGTCTCTGGAGACGGCCGGGTGACGCTGAAGGAAGCGGCTATCCGGGCGGGATACAAGGAAAGCAGCGCGTCAGTGATGGCGTGGCAGCTAACCAATCCGGACTTGAATCCGCACATTGTCGCGGCGATCCAAGAATATCGTGCCGAATTGGCATCGAAGTACAACACGTCGTATGAGCGGCACATGAAGGACCTGCAATTGATTCGCGATAAGGCTTTAGAAGCCGGGGCGTATGCTGCCGCTGTTCAGGCCGAGTATCGGCGCGGCCAAGCTTTGGGGACTATTTACGTCGAGCGCAAAGAAATCAGGCATGGGACTATTGATTCGATGTCAAAAGAAGAAGTTCAGCGCAAGCTTGATGAGCTGAAGAAGCTTTACGGCGGCCCCCCGCCTACGGCGATTATTGATCTGAACCCTTCTGATGTTCGCGAGAGCGCCGAAAAGGATATTGATCCTGCTTTCACCTTGCCGGTGGAAGAACCCCCGCTAGACGTTTTCGAGTTAGACCGCGATGGCGAAAAAACCTGAGTCGGTTTTTTCCGACTATCTCAAAACTCATTTGCCCGATGTTGATATATCGCGGGTTGAATCGCTGGCTTCGCTTGGCTTTCCCGATATGGTTATTGCTGACAAGCTTGGTACTGGCCGTGTTGGCTTTTTGGAAAATAAAGTTGTGCAGCGTGGCTTGAAAGTTGATCTTCGGCCGCATCAAATATCGTTCTTGTTTCGGCATTGGGAATATTGCTGCAATGCCTTTTTGCTTGTGAAGCATTTGCCTATTGGCAAGCGAGCTGCGATTATCAATCTCTATCACGGCGGCCAAGTGATGGATGTTGCCCGTGATGGTTTGCGCGTTGATCCTGTGATCCGTTGGCCCTCAAATGCTGTTAATTGGCAGCGTCTAAGGGGTTTTCTATTGGGGGAAGAAAAACCTTAGAAAAAATCAATTGGAGTATCTGAGCGGAAATAGTACTATGTGGTTGTCGGGGTAGTTTGCCGACTAACCTAGAATGGAGAATGAGAAAATGAAAACCTACGATGTGACAATCAAGGCGGAAATTTACAAGACAATCACTGTGACGGCCGAAGATGAAAATTCGGCTTATGTTGAAGCACACGAGGTTTTTTCCGTTGCTTCTGATGACTGGCCGGAAAAGTATAATGAAGAGACAATTTCAGTCGTTGAGGTGCTGCCATGCTAAAAACTGTCGCGGTATCTTCGAACAAAAAAACCGGCCCCATCGCTGTAACTTATCGCGCTGGGGAACATCAAACATTAGGCACTTGCCCGAAAACCTGCGCGTTACACCCAAAAAGCGAGACCGGCGCGTCCCTGTTAGATGACGAATATTTACAGGCCGTTATTGACGCTGTACCGCGCAATGGCCAAGCTTGGACTTATTCTCATTTTCCCGCCGATGCGCTGCCGCTACCGGCCCCGGGAAAAACTGTTATCAATGCATCATGCGATACCGCTGCGGAAGCGGTTCGCGCTCACTCCCTCGGCCGCCCCGCTGTATACGCTGCCCCGTTAACATCGGCTGATCAGTGGCCGCAGCGAATCGCTGGGGTTCAATTTGTACGCTGTCCCGCCGAATTGTCGGACACGTTTACCTGCCAGCAATGCGGAAACGGCCGCCCACTATGCGCTCGGGCCGACCGCGATTATGTGGTGGTGTTCGTCGCGCATGGCACTGGTAAAAAGAAGGTGGGCACGGCCGACGATGGCGGCTGCTATGCAGCAAGCGGCCCGACCGCTATTCAGTGGCACAAAACCCGATCAAGCGGCGCGCCGAATGATGCTGAGGCTTTGCGCGCTTTTGCTCGCTCGCTTCCGCCGGGATCAATGCTGCGTCATCATGTCGCTGGTGACGTTGGCCGCGAGGTGGCAGCATGATAATTTTCGGCGTATTGATTATTCTGGCTTTGTGGTGGCTTGCTGATTTATTCGATAGTCGTAAGTAGACTATTGAACGGCCGGTAACCGATTGAAAAATACAATTGGCAAGGCGGCCGCAAATATTGGACTATTGATGCATCGGACAGGCCTCGACGGGGCCGCGATTCTAGAATGGAGAATTGAGAATGGGACATATGATCGACGAATCAACCGGCCGCGCTGCTATTGCATATGCTGGCAAAACCCCTTGGCATGGTCTCGGCCAGCAATTGAGCGAAGGGGCCGATATCGACACTTGGACACGCGAAGCCGGTCTAGGTTATTCGGTGCAAGCTTGTGATGTTCAGTATGAAACTCCGGCCGTCACTGGTTTACAGTCTTGGCCAGAGCGCAAAGTATTGACGCGCAGCGATACAGGCGCGCCGCTGGCAGTAGTGAGCAAAGATTATCGCGTGGTGCAACCGGCCGAAGTAATGGACTTCTTCCGCAAGCTGACCGATATCGGCGGGTTTCAGATGGAAACGGCCGGTGCGTTATCGCACGGCCGCCGAGTGTGGGCACTGGCACGTGTCGGCGATGGCGCGCCGGTTGTGGATGGGGATCTGGTCAAGCCTTATCTACTGCTCGGTACATCGTACGATGGCACGATGGCTACGATTGCAAAATTCACGGCGATTCGGGTTGTATGCAATAACACTATCACCCCTGCCGTGAATAGCCGCGCTGATGAAACAGACAAGGGTTATTTGAAATCGTCGGTGCGTGTGCTGCACAGCGCGCAATTCGACGCTGACGCTGTTCGCTTGCAACTAGGCATAGTGGCCGATCAATTCGAGCGGTTTATCGTTCAGTCGCGGCAGCTTGCGCGGCGTGATATGAATTTCACCGAGGCGGATCAATTTGTGCAGGAATTGCTCCGGCCGTATCACCAGAGCGCGCTTGAGATAACCGACACCAAAGCCTACAAGCGAGTAATCGAATTGTGGCAGGGGCGCGCCATTGGTTCCGATATCTTGAGCGCGTCGAAAGTGAGCGGTTCCCGTTGGGCGATGCTGAACGCAGTAACGCAGCTGGTAGACCACGAGCGCGGCCGCTCGGACAATACCCGCCTCGAGTCCGCTTGGTTTGGCACTGGCGCGGCACTGAAAAACCGCGCGCTTGAATTGTTAAATGTTGCGTAGCGATTAAGTTCACAATTCGGCGGCCTCGCCTCACTCTGGCGCGGCCGCTTTTTTTCGCTTCGGTAATAATTAAAAAGACAATGCCAAACTTGCCCTCGCGCCTCGCTC